TATCAAAGCCCATGGCATCAAATAATTCTTTGATGTCTTGCTCAGTCATTAGTTTAGCTAGTAATTTAATATCTTCAAGTTTATAAGTTGGATGCAATTCTGCTAACAACTTTTCAATTTTGTTTAATTCTTTTTTAAGTGCAGGCAAATATGGATGGAAACTTTTAATCCCTGCACCCACTGCGGAATAAAGTAACCAATGTAATTTTTCATGATTCTTACTTAGTTCCCAATGATTCTTATTGACCATTTCATTAGTCATTTCAACAAACCATTCCTGGATATCTCTATCTCTAGTATCGACATTACTGATGTATCGCATCAGTACATAAGGGCTAAATTCTTTTAGTTCAGCTTCAGTTAGATTATCATAAAAGCTATAATCTTTATTATCTACCGCCGCAAGTAATCGAGCTAAATCAAGTGCCCGTTTCTTTGGTTCTTTTTTAGGTTTTGTTGTTGCCATGATCTTTACTTAAATGATAAACAGTCATTAATTTGTCTAATGCAATTTTTACAGCAGGATTAGTTTCTGCAAGTTTTTGTATCTCTTGCCATTCTCCCCATGCCCCGAGTGTTGTGCTCGGAGAACCGCCGCCAATACCGAGACCGCCATTAGAATCGATACGCATCACTCCTTGCGCCATTATTCCATGGAACTTCATACCGGATGCCACTGTACTTCTTCCTTATCTTTACTTAGGTGATGTATTATTATACACTGTTCCAGAGCTTTTTGCAAGGTAGGATTCGTCCGGGCGGCCCGGCGGATTTCACCCCAAAGTTTATCTTCCAATATATGTTCATGTAAAGGTCGACCATCGTCTGTACGTGGATCCGTTTTACCCTCCATTTCATACTTGTAGCCGATTAGTTTTCGTTCAGTTTTGCCGGATTCTCTAGCGTAGACTTCTTCGCCGTTCCGTTCATAGACATAAGTTGCGCCTGGTGTCAAGGTACCCATATTTTTACCAACACCTAGTATAATCCACAATTTCACTTTGGCGGCTAACTTCTTTGACAAAGTAAGCACACATTGGTTTTGAACCTGCCGCTAACGGAGTACATAATAATTGTCCAGGTTTCATTTTAGGAAAATACCACTTAACATCTGGATAGATATCTATAATATCTATTTCATGAAATTCTGGTCTAAACCCATTAATAGGATTGAAACAGTATGTCTTAAATCCGCGATCATTTAAACTTGTCAGAGGCAATACTTCCATGTCAGGTCCTTCGGGATCTCCTACGATTGTACACCAGTCTAGTGGCATAGTAAGATCATATGGTCCAATTTTAAGCACTGCGGCTGGCCCTGTAAAGCTCTCAAGAAAGATAAGAGGGATAAAGAAATAGTCAGGGTTTTGATTATCGCTATTGTCAAGTACTGAGAATCGTAAGTCCTCATCTACTTCTTCGGGTAGATCATTCAAATAGAATGTTTTGTTTTCTAATGTTAAGATTTGCATTTTTAATATTTCACTTTTTGAATTTCGAACGGATAATGAGCATCTTTATAAAACTTCTTCCGTTGTGTAAGGTGCCGCTTGGCGTACTTAGTTGACGCTGTGAGATCCCAGATTTGGACGAAGTCCTTGTCGTCCGCTTTTCGAATGCCGCGCCCAATTGATTGTATAACCCGGACAAAGCTCTTTCCGGGCTCCAAAAGAACCATATTAAAAATCCTAGGGATATTAATACCCACAGCGGCCACACCATAAGTCGCCACAATAATCTTATTAGTACTAGTTTTAATTTCGTCATATGATTCTTTTCTATCTTTAGTTTTAACAGCACCTGATATGAATACGCTGTCTGTAAGTTTTTCAGTTAAAAATTTTCCGCATTCAATTCTATCTACTAAAACTAGCGTGTTGCCTGTAGCTGAGATATCATTAATAAGATTAGCAATAAAGGTTAATCTGTTCTCGTCAGTGACTAGATATTTTAATTCTCCTGCGTAACTTTCAAACTCTTTCCACTCTGCGGTTTGAATAATATTCACATGACAATCACTAAGCACACCTTTTTCTTGTAGTTCGTGGGCGGCGACTCTGTGTACAACTTCGCCAAGACTAGCACGTAATGCTTGGAATTCGTGGTCTTCTTTTGGAACGGTTCCAGTTAATCCCCAGCGTATGGGTGCATTAGATAGATTATGAGTAAGGAGTGTTTTTAGTACATCAGCCTTGGCCATGTGTACTTCATCAACCATAACCGTAGCAACACCATCAAGTAATTCTGCTAAGGTTAACAGTTCGGTATCTCGGCCAGAATCTTTAGATTTTTTGTCAAGAATATTAAGACTTTGCCAAGTACATATTGTATGGGTTTTATCTAAATCTTTTCTGTCACCGTAGTAAACACCTACGTCTAATTTACAGTTAATGAAGTCTTCCTCTGTCTGTTCCACAAGTGACTTGTTAGGAACAATGGTTATTGTCCGACCATATTTTTCACAGATTTTTGCCAATGTAGCAGTGGTAATTGTCTTGCCAAAGCCTGTAGCAATCTCTTGAATACTTTGCGGATTTTCTAAAAATTTATTAACAACTTCAACTTGATCATCACGTAGCCGAATTTTATCACCGGCAAATCTATGTCCAACAGGCCATGTTTGATCACCCCAAAAATCTTCAAAAACTTCAGGGAAATCCAACTGTATAGGACGACGATGATCTTCAACTTCAATATAATAATTTTTGGCTTCAAGGTACTCTAATACCTGTGGCAACATTGATAGATAAGTAGTGCCGCCTAACCCAAAGAAACTAATTGCGCCGTCCCATCTACCTAGTTTAAAACTAGGTCTATACCGTGCAGTAGGGTCTTCATACTTGAATTTTTTGACCAGTGCTTTGCGTGTATCAAGATCTAAATTTTCAATCTTGATATTCACTTCGTCTTTAATAACAATTTTACAGGTTGCCAAAATTAAAATTCCTTTGTTGTTTCTTTTCCATCATATGAATTACATTATGGTGCCATTTTAGTAGATTTTTAATAGAATAATGAATGTTATAAAAGTTAAAATTTACAACAGAATTAAATTTTATTTTTTTCTCAATTAATGTTTTAGGAACTTTACTGCTAATAAAGACTGCTTTACTATTTTCGGTAACAGGTGAGTTAAGATTGTTTTCTCTAATAAATTCATTGAATTTTCCACCAGTTTCGGTGGGTAATCTAAACAAGACACTTACTTCATCATTAGATATTCCAATTGACTTTAGAAAATTTAAAGACTGCTCTATTTTTTCTAGTTCAGTGCCACCTGGTATAACAAACAACACTGGCAACAACTGTTTTACAATGTCTTTAATATCATGAATTGTGGTTTTTTCCAAATTTATGGAAAATTCACCCTTAGGATCAGTCTGTAGGAAATTCTTTACGGCGGGCACAGCCAATTTCCATTCTTCAGAATCCTCAACGGCTCCGTCCCATGTAAAAATTCCTAATTTTCTTGCATAGAACAAGTTTTCAATAATGTTTGAATTTGTAGGTTGAGGAATTTTCGGTGAAATATTCAAAAATACCAGATTTTCTCCATTGAAAGAAACCATAGGAACATGGTTCTCAATATTGTTTTCAATTTCTTTGATTTGATTCTGATAATTTTTAAATTCTTCATCTACTGCAAAGTTTTCTTCAATGGCAATTTTGCTTAATAGGTTAAGCGAGTGTTCATCGAGTGAAAAAATCCATGATTTTTGCTCAGGATCCCATTGACTATAGTTTAGATTGGATTTTTGTTCCTTAAACTTAGCCAACAGGGCTTCGTTGTATGGAAATTCGGCTTTAATGGCCTTGCCGTACAATGTATGTGGAATAATGTTAATTCTTTTAAGTGCAGATACTGTTCTACGAGGAAGTCTAAATGTGGGATTTTCTAAAAACGGAGAAATTTGTGTACCAAACATAACATCTAATTTTGATGACTGTCGTTTTAATATTTTTACAGACAACACTTCTTGTTTTTCTGTAAATCCAGTGCCTCTGGCAATTTGATCATGAAAGCTGTGTATTAATTTTAAGTCATATGGATTGATGGTCGAATTTCGACTCATTGCCAATGCGATTACCAGGTCTTCAATATACATAAACTTATTATAACACAAAATAAAAAGGAGAGCAAGTCTCCTTTTTGTTTACAACACTACGTCTTCTAGTCCAGCAGTGCGTAACTTGATGATGTTGCTAAGTTGCCATTGCTTGATATCCAACGCTTTGATAATTCCTAGCCATTGGTTACGTAGCATGGCAAATTCGTTGATAATTTTTTCCATATCAACCACATCTGCTTCGCCGTCGACATACTTTTCTACATCTCGACTACTTAGTGCTCTTTGATAACTTTCTAGATACTTTTTAAATGCTTTACTACGTGTACGTCTTAATTCGATATTCAAATATTCAAGTACAGCTTCAAGCTCTTGAAGCTGATTGAATCGTTGTTCAACAATACCCGGTAATTGAGATGAAGCTTTTTCCACGTTTCCGTGAATCTTAACTTCATATCTTGCAGAATCTAATTCTTTATAAAAGTGCTCTATGCAGTCAGGAAGAAACGATATGTCTTTGCTTACTTTAGAGTACCATGACATAATTAGTCTATGTCTTCGCCGTAGTCATAGTCTTCTTCATCGATGTCGTCTTCGTCATCTTTATTTTCATCTATAACTAGCTGGATTGCGTTGTCGAGATAAGTATCGTATCCCATTAAACCTTCAAGGACTGATAATTCAACGTCTTTGCCTACTAAAAAATCAATATATTGATTTGCGGCAACTTCTTTGTTTTTATCTGAGACATATTCTCTGAATGTATCCCATACTTCAATAATTAGATCTTCTTCCATCATGCCTCCTCGGTGTTTTCACTTAGTACTGGATCTACGGCTTTTTCACCATTCTTGGAAATATCTTCCATCATGATTGTTAAGCCTTCTTTTTCGTTTCGGTCCCAAGCCTTGCGGAATTGTTTAATAATCTCACCGTCGGCTGTTGTGTAAACAAGACTGTTGCCTTCTTTCTTCAACATACCTTTAGCCTCAAACAAATCAACTAATCCACTAAATGGACTCATGCCTGTTGTATAGGGAATCTCTACTTGAACCGATTCAAACGGCTTTGCATAACGTGTTTTCATAATCTTACAGGCTGCACGAATACCGTTAACAGTTGTAGTCTTATTACCGTCAGCATCGGTTTTAAGTTTGAGTTTCTTCATAGCAACTACAATAGAACTTGCATAAACAAATCCCTGGCCGCCACTAATCTTGTCATCTGGATCAAACATATCTTGTGAAGCATAGGTGTGATTTGTACAAACCATACCAACATTCCACGAACCAAACATGTTTACACAATTACGAACAAGTGATGTAAGTGCTTTAGGTTTACGGCCCATATCACCTTTCATTTCACCCGCCTCGAACTGATTTACATCGGTCGGAGTCAACAACATACCCAAGGAGTCAATTACAAATAATACCTTAGGACGTGATTCCTCGGGCATAACTTTGTACTCTTTCATGAATTCACTAATGGTTTTTGCCACATCGTCAATCATAGCCATGTTGAGTTTTAGAAGTTTTTCGTCACTTGTGTTAACACCTAAATCAAGCAACCACTTTTCATCAAGTGCGTTTTCGCTGTCAACTAAGACAACAAATATACCTTGTTCCTGTGCCGCTTTAATAATATTACCAGAGCAGATATATGATTTACCTGCACCAGATTCGCCTGCAAAAACTGTTACTTTTCCCAGGGGGACTCCCTTGTAGAAGTCCCCTGAGATAAGATAGTTTAGGGCGTAGTTACCGGTTGAAATCCAATCGGTAGGGTCGTTAAACCCAATTCCTAAGCCATCAATACTTTTCGTAATAGACTTGCGGAATTTCGAAATATCGAAAGCCTTTCCCATAGTCTACTACTCCTTAGTCTTTCTGACGGTTACGAATCATTGCAATGATGTCGGCTGCACGGCTAGACGCTTCACCACCTGTGCTCTCAGCTTTTGCAGCCGGAGGAGCAAATGATTTCTCTGCTGTTGCAACTTCATCTTCCCAAGGTGCTGGTTCTTCAGCAACTGGAGCCGCTACTGGCGCTGGACGAGCTGCCGGAGCAGATTGTGCAGGAGCAGCCGTTCCGCTTGCATCGTCACGACCACCGTAGCCCGCAGGCTTAAAGTATTGTGACCAACGAGCTGGATCATATGCTTCGCCATCAACTGATGCCGCAAACATTTCTGCAATAACTTTTAGTTCAACTGCGCCTGGCTTCTTTGGAAGGAAGTCAGACAATTTGTACAAACCGTGTTGTGCAATAGCCGCATTTTCTTCTTCGCTCAAAGCACGTTCACGACGAGCCCAAGTGCTAGTAGAGTAATCAGCATATCCACCTTTAGATGTTTTTGCAATCTTGAAATCCAAACCACGGACGAAGTCTGTTGGCAATTCTTCAATCTCACTATCCATCAGTGCGTTCTTAACAATGTTAAAAATCTGGCTACCGATGATGAATCGACGAATTGGATTCTCCGGAGTACGATCTTCTTTGAACTTGCTGTCAACAACAAATCCTTGAAATAGATAGCTCTTCTTTTTCCAGTACTTACGACCCATATCTTCCAAGCTCTTGTCTTTGAACCAAGGACGAACCTCAGTAAGAACTGGACAAGTCTCACCCCACATTTCCATACAAGGAACTTGTACAGTTGTTGGTTTAGAGTTTGTTTCACCTTTGATACCGGCGAATGGCAATTTGATCATTGCTCGTTCAATCCAGAAAAAAGTGTTGTTTGTATCGCCATCGGGCAAGAAACGAACTGTTACGTTTGTATTCTCTGCGATGTTCCAGTGTGGAAAGATTGCGTTGTCGCCGCCTGAAGATCCGCCGGTATTTTGTGCGCTCTGTTGAAGTTTTGCGCGAATTTCTGCTAATGTTGCCATAATGTTTTTCCTTAATAAATGTTAAATTATGCCGCTTTCTTAAAGCCAACTGACTAAAAGAAAAATGTGTGCATACGGTTAAGTATACACACATCTATTTATCATTGCAACCTATAAGGTGCAGATAATATGGTTTATTTTGCCAAACCAGATAATTTCATAATTGATGAAAGTTCCTCGCTCATTCCTAATTCTGCTTTTTTACGGGCTAATCCTGCCGAACTTGTCGGGCTATTGGTTTTTTCTTTTTCTAAATCTTTGGTAGACATTTTCCAATCACCGCCTTGTTCTTTACGCTTAAACGCAGGAACTTGGCTCTTGTCTGGGCCGTTTTCTTCTTGTGCGTTTTTCAATTTTCCTGTACGCTCTAAATCCTTTAGCATGTCAATACGATCACGGTAGCCTGCAATACCTGGTTTGATATCGTGTGCTGCCATGCGTTGTTGAACACTTGGATTATCGGCATGTTTCATTGTGGTGTCATATTGGTGACTGTGTTGCGGATTCTTTGATCCTGCACCTTCAACTTTTGCCTTGATGTTGCCCACTAGTTCTTTTAATCTTGCTAGTCCGTCATCACCATTAACTGGTGTGCCATGACGCTGTTGCCATTCCATGGTTAATTTGTTCATAAATTGTTCTGCCATTTGGGCTGCTTGTTCGCCAGCTTCTTCTCCAAATTTTTCTGCAATTTGTTTCTTTACGTCAAGTGTGATGCCTTCGCCGCCACGGAATGGTCCAACTTCTGGATTGTCACGATTGTAAAAACTCTTAACAATCTTGGCAACTTCTTGTACCATGTTGTCTTCTTTACCTTCAGCTACTGGAGGAACTGATGGAGCAGGTGCCGCTGGCGGCACAGCCGGTGCTGCTGGATCAACAGGAGGTGCAGCAGCAGGATCCGCAGGCTGCTCTTCGCCTGTACCGCTTAGGCCTAATGCTACTAATAGTTCTGGGTAGTTTTCTTGAGCCCACATTTTTAAAACTTCCATAGGATCAGCTGATGGGTCTAGTTCAGATGCTGCCTTAAATTTGTCTTCAAGGTCAGAGTCATCTAAACCTAACCCGCTAAAGAATTGCCATGCTGTTTGACCATCAGTGCCCAACTCTAATTCCCCGTTAGGCAGTTCGTTCATTGCTTGTTTTAATGCTTCTAGTTGGTCGTCAGTTAATTTACCTTGCTCAACTGCTTCTGCCCATTCTGCAAACTCGTTAAACGCATCTTCCTTTACGGTTGAGTCACATACACATGGATCTTCTTTACAATCTGGACAAATGTCAGTTTCTTCGCTTACGTATTCTTCTAGATCAATAGTATTAGTTTCTTTCATGATACTGTGAATTAATGGAAAGAAAGCAGCCAAGTCTTCTTTAAAATTTGTTTCTGTAAATTGTTGTTTATATGTTTCCATTGTGACAGCATCTAAGTCTGCCATTAGAGGTTCGTCTTGTTCTGTAAAACTTTCTGACCATGCTTCATAATGATGACGCTTGCTTAATGATTCTATCTGTGCTTTTAGTTCTTGTAGGCGGCCTACGGCCCTTTCCTTAATGCCCATTGCGTCATCATGTAGTTGAGTGTGTTGTACTTGTCTGCTAAATTCTTGTAATTGTGCAATTTGTTCACTCATACGTACAATAGCTTTGCCGGCCGGATCGTGCGGTACTCCGCCATGATCAACGTGTTGAGCCATAGCAAATGCGCCAGCTGGATGAATAAACGGATATTTAAATCTTTCACCATCTCTGTTTTGAATATAAATTGCCTTGATGTTTTTCTTCTGGCTACGTGCGCCTGGATACATTTCATCAACTGGGCTGTGGTGTC